TTAACTTTAAAACTCGGTCGTGCAAAAGTCCCTATGATAGTGACTAATCACACATACGATGTTATTGGTTCTATGTTCCCTACAAAAGAAATGGGTGGTGGTTCTGGTCTGAAATATGCCGCTTCATCAATCATATATCTTTCTAAGAAAAAAGAAAAAGAAGGAACAGAAGTAATCGGTAATATCATACACTGTAAGAATGCAAAATCTAGATTGACTGTTGAAAACAGAATCGTAGATGTAAGATTAACATATGATAAAGGTCTTGATAGATATTATGGTCTACTTGATCTTGCATTAGATAGTGGTGTTTTTGAGAAACAATCTACTAGAGTGTTATTACCTACAGGCAAAACTGAGTTTGGTAAAACTATTAATAACAATCCAGAAAAATACTTCACAGAAGATGTAATGGAAAAATTAGAAAAAGTTGTAAACGGATATTTTAAATATGGAAACGAGAATCGAGAACACGATAATCAAGAATCTGATTCAGAATGAAACTTACACTAGAAAGGTAATCCCTTTTATCAAGTCTGAGTATTTCACCGAATCATCTGAAAAATTAGTATTCGAAGAGATAGTAAACTATTTCGACAAGTATACTAAAAGTCCTACAGTTGAAGCACTTCTCATTAATCTTGACAATGTGACTTCGAAAGGAGATGCAATAGTCAAGTCCTCAAAACAACTTGTAGAGAATATCAAAACAGATGATACACCTTTAGATTGGCTGATAGATGAAACTGAAAAGTGGTGCAAAGATAGAGCAATCTACATTGCAGTCATGGATAGTATTGAAGTCTTAGATGAAAAATCTAAAAGGTCAACTGGTGAAATACCAGACTTACTCAAAGATGCTCTATCAGTGTCTTTCGACACACATATTGGTCATGACCAGTTAGAAGATGCTGATGAGAGATTTGAGTTTTATAATACAGAAGAAGAGAAGATGCCTTTTGATCTTGAATACTTTAATAAGATTACAAAAGGTGGTCTGCCTAACAAGACACTGAACATTTGTCTGGCAGGAACTGGTGTTGGTAAATCATTATTCATGTGTCACATGGCATCTAACTGTTTACTCATGGGTAAAAATGTTCTTTACATTACTATGGAGATGAGTGAAGAAAGAATCGCAGAAAGAATCGATTCAAATGTTATGAATGTGCCAATGAAAGAACTGCCAGATATTTCTAAAAAAGAATATGACAAGAAAATTGAAAGAATCAAAAACAAAACAAAGGGCAAACTAATCATCAAAGAATATCCTACGGCAGCTGCTCATGTAGGACATTTTAGACATTTACTACAAGAACTAAACATCAAGAAAGATTTTAGACCAGACATAATCTTTATTGACTATCTAAACATTTGTGCATCGCATAGAATCAGACCAGGTTCAGGTGCAAACTCTTACACACTAGTAAAGAGTATTGCAGAAGAACTTAGAGGTCTTGCAGTCGAACATGATGTGCCAATGGTGTCTGCAACTCAGACTACAAGAAGTGGTTATGGTTCTACAGATATCGGTCTAGAAGATACATCAGAATCTTTTGGTCTGCCTGCAACTGCCGATTTGATGTTCGCATTGATTACATCAGAAGAACTAGAAGATTTAGATCAGTTAGTTGTTAAACAATTAAAGAATAGATATAACGACCCTACAATATTCAAAAGATTTGTTATTGGTATTGATAGAAGTAGAATGAAGTTATATGATGTTGAACAAGAGGCACAAGAAGAATTAATTGACAGTGTAGATATTGATGATGATACACCAGTATTTGACAGAAGTGAAAAGTTTAGAGACTTTAAAGTATAATGGAACCATTTGTTCAAAAACAATACGATGAATACAGGGCAAACTATGTCGAAAAAGAAGTTATGTCAGAATATGATCTTCGACAAAGAATCATAGACGATTTATCATATGTTTCTAAAATGAGTGTTGGTGAATATACACTTTATCAAAAGTATCTAGAAATACAACAAAGATATCCTTCACAAGAAATGGGCACATTATTTGGTGCATCAAAACAATTAGTCAATGAAGACCATATCAAACTAATCAACGAAAGTAAAAACAATATCTGGTTTCCAGAAGACCCTATGGACTTTGAGAAACTAGAACCTGAATTAATTTATACTGATCTAGATAATGATAGACAATCAGCAGGTTCTTGGCCAGAGAAATGGAATTGTGTCAGAACATTTACTTCGACTATGAAGAATAGTTCTAATATAGGTCGTAATTTACATTATATAGTCAGAGATAAAGTCACAGGCAAATATCTAGGTGTAATCTGTATAACAGGTGACTTTATTGATCTAACACCAAGAGATGATTACATCGGGTGGGAAAGAGAATACAAAACAAATAGTGGTAAATTAAACAACTCTTGTATTGGTTCTACAATAGTGCCATTACAACCATTAGGTTTTAATTACACAGGTGGTAAATTACTCGCATTGCTTTGTTTATCAGATGATGTTCAGAATCAATGGCAAGAAAACTATGGCGATAAACTTGTCAGTGTAACCACAACATCTTTATATGGTAAATCTAAAACAGGTGGTCTATCACAATACGATAGACTCAAACACTGGAAGAAAATGGGTTACAGTAAAGGTTCTTTATCATACGAGTTAACAAAAGAAACAGAAAAAGAAATGTTGAAGTATGCAGAGAAACATTACAACGATAGATACTTCATGTTGTATGTTGCGAAGAGAGAAAATGGTCAAACATTGAAAAGAGACCATAGAAATCGTATGAGACAGTTTATGTATTCAAGACTTAAAATACCAAAAGACATTATTAAATCAGAACATCAAAGAGGCATTTATTTCTCAACACTTTATGATAACTCACGAGAGTTTCTAAGAGGCGAGATAGAAGAAAAAGATTTAGTAAAATCTTTTGATACATCTACTGAGGCGTTATCAGAATTGTGGAAAGAAAAATATGCGAGAAAGAGAATAACTAATTTAGTCAAGAATGACAGAACAAATCTTACAGAGACATTGTTCTATGATGATGTTTGTTTTATGTCATGGGCAGAGACTAAAGAAAAATATTTAGGAGAAGTAGGAAGATGATATCAAAAAGACAAGTGGTCACTTTATCAAGAGATGATTACAGAGATTTTACTCAAAAGGTTGCACAATTACAAGAGGCAAATTATGAGTTCGTGCATGTTGTGACCCACAACAAAGAAGACGATACATTTACCATAGAAGTTCATGGTGAACATGACTATGATGAATTAGATAGAATATGCGATGACGAAAACTTATGCAGTTATCATTGTTAAAAGTTAGGCAAATACAAGAGAAAGATTGGAGGGCATGTTGGCACATACAGAGGTCAGAACACCCACATGATGCACCTTTTAGTGCCGATACATGGGTGTTTATTTGTAAAAATCTAACAGACTCTTTTGTAGTTGTAGATGAACATGATGTGCCTGTGGGATATTGGATTGGTGTATTAAACATTAATAGGCATGAAGAAACACCAGACATATGGTGTCTTGCGATAGATGTATGCACACACAGAGACTACAGAGAGTCAGGTGTTATGGATTTAATTATGCCTGTTGCAACACAATATCATCAAAGAATATATGCATTCACACAATCAAATAATTTACCTGCTGAGGGTATAATGTTTAAGTGGGGATTTAACAGAGGAAAATACATAGAGGAACACAATATGCATTACTGGACTTACGAGAGAAAAGATGATTCCTAAAATATCAGCACCAATAGCAACATTCTTTTTAAGAATACCTTTGTCTGCAATGTTCATGCAACAAGGTCTTAGTAAACTTCCTGTTGATGGTGCAGTGGCAGAAGCATGGGGTTTACCTTACATCGTTTGGTGGTTTGTCACATGGGGAGAGATAGGCGCCGCTATCGGTTTGATTGCAGGTGGTCTTTTAGGTTTGATACCTTGGCACGCTAAACATTTCTTTCTTGCAAGAATCGGCAGAAATCAACC